ACAGATATATCAAGTTCATCATGCACTTGTATATGCGGTACGATACCTTCTTTGTATAGATCAACCATAGCTTTTTTTGTCATATCAGCTGCTGATCCTTGTATTAATTTATTCAATGCTTTGTATGTGTACGCACGCTTGATCCCTGGTCCATGTTCCGCGAGCGCATCTACATGATTCAATGCTTTATGTATTCCGAACTGGTTAGGCTCCCACAAATTAAATCTACATCTACGTCCAAGTAAAGTTCTAACTCGACCTTTGTTCTGGGCTCTACGCATTACACTTTCCATTAACATCTTAACAAAAGGGACTTTGTCATGGTACGTTCTAAATAGATCATCAGCATTTTCTTTTGATACACCTAACTCCGCTTGTAATTTATTTTTACCCATACCATAAAACAAACCAAGGTTAATTGTCTTAGCTTGTGATCTAGGTATGTTAGCCATATCAGCTACAATCTTATGAAAGTCTGTATCAGGTTCATCATTGTATGCATCAACAACTTCATTTACTTTATAGAGATCATCAAGACTTGCGTAGTGTGTAACTAATCTAGGTTCTTGTTGTGAGTAGTCAAAGCAACCCCAGGTGTGTCCTTCTTCAGGAATAAACAATGATCTGATCCGTGGTCCAAGTTCCTTGTTACGTGCAGGAATCTGCTGTAAGTTTGGATTGTTGTAACTGAACCTACCAGTCACAGTCCCACCTTGATCGGATCTAATTTGATTAATCTCTGCATGGATACGACCTTTGTGTGAGTGTTTTAATATTGTATCTATAAAAGTTGTATGTGATTTATTTATTTCTCTAGCATGTGCAATTGCTTTTGCTACAGGGTGAGTTTGATTCTGTAACCAATTTTTAGTAAAGCTTGGTGCTTCAGTTTTTGCTGTTCGTTCATAAGGTAAGTTTAATTTATCAAATACTTCGGCTATAGATCTAGCGGCCCAGATCTGTACATCAATACCAGTTACTTTTTTAACTTCTTGTAAACATTTTTTTTCATCCGATACTAATTCTTGTTTTAGTTTATGTGCTGCATCTATATCTACACGTACACCTAAAAATCTCATGTCAACAAGACATGGAAATAGTTCTGTTTCTAGATTAAAGATAGATTGTACATCTTCATGTTCAATTTGTTTCTTCATCTCTTGCCATAATTTTAAGGTCAACACCGCATCTTGCTCGGCATACTCACCAACATACATTGCAGGCAGTTTATACATCTCTGCTTTGTGATCGATGCCCCAATGCGCTGCAGTTTCCTTTAATACAGCCTCATTTTTGCCAATTCCGACGTAATCACGACCCAAACTACCTAAATCATATCGAAAGCGATTCTCGTCCACGAGAGAGCCAGCAATCATGGTATCTACTATTCTACCCTCTATTTTAAGGCCCATAGCCCTAATCCAACATACATCGTACATTGCATTGTGAAATATTTTAATTGCAGGTGTTTTAAGTACATCGGTAAACCATTTTATGACCATATTCTTATCCATATTACCACCGCCTTCGTGTGCGATAGGATAATATCCAGACCAACCTTCTACAGCAACAGCTATACCTACAACTTTACCATTACCAATAACAGAGCCAGACCCTGTAGATTTTAATCCTGGGTCCTTGGTCTCTAAGTCAATTGCAATTTCATCGTACTTGGATAAGTCCGGAAAAGATTCTGGTGGTAGCCATTCTGTTTGTGGTTTAAATACAGGTTTCATGAATAGTCTCTTTCTAAAATCATTTCTAAATAATGTATTGCTTTATTTATGTCTTCTTCTTTCCCCTTCGACTGATGTCTACAGATATATTTTATAGCATTGCCCTCCGCAAAAAGCAATTTGTTTTCATTTATAAACTCTGCTGGTTGTATCTTCATTTGTTTATAATGTTTTCCACCAACTTGATTGTCTAGTGAATCGTATGTTGCTTTTTTAAATAGTTCTTTGTTTGTCATAGATTATAAGCCTTCTTTGTTTGTGGTTCGATTATATATAAGTTCTTCTCTGTTCTTGTGCATGCAACATAAAATAATCTATGTGTATCATCTGGATCTTTTTCATAGTCTATAAATGCTGCACCAGCCAAGTCTGTTATTACAACTACATTCTCTCGTTCATTACCTTTAACGCCATGTATTGTAGAAATACTGATTCTAGGATTTTTATCTAAATTTTCTCCTGAGTTAATTAATTTTTTTATTTTCTTTATATCTTCATCACCTATTTCATTTAATGCTTCATCCCACTCAGCTTCTGTTTTAAGTCCATACTTTTCTTTCAATGTATCAATATCATAGAACCCATCTTTAATTATTGTTTTAAATAACTTTGCATCCCAATTATCTTTGGTCATTTTTGCAGCTATCTTTTTTACATCGTTGTAGTGAAGTGGTACACCTTTTCTAAGATCATTCCATTTTTGTACAATCTCATAAATATTTTTTACTTTTGGTACAGCGTTTCTTCTCTGCCAATATAAACCTTTTTCATCCAACACATCTCCAATACCTGCTAGCATGTAGTTTGCTTGCGCTAACACTAACCATCTACCCTGTGAAAAATCTACTTCATGTAAATCACTACAGTAATGAACAGATCCTTCTTCTTCTTTTGGTAACCATTCTTTTTCTACTCTGTTTTTTACTTTTTTAATTATTCTATTTGCTAGTGCGAAAGGTTTTTGTGGCACCCTTTGTGATTGATCTAACACAGTTCTTTCACCTTCTAGATTTATAAATGTGCTGACGTGTGCACCATTCCATCTGTATATGGCCTGGTCATCGTCACCTGATATGTATGAGTCTTGTGCTTTCTCTTCTATCTTCTTAACTAATCTCCATTGTACTAAACTTAAATCCTGAGCTTCATCTACAAACATAACTCTTAGACTCGGTGCTTCACCACTTGCTATAAATTTTTCTAACATGTCAGGAAAATCTATAAGACCATTCTGTTCTTTGTAGTTCTCCAACTCTTCAACTATAATTTCTAGTTTACTTAATTGTATCTTTGAATTGTTATTTAAATGATAAAATTTTATTGGATCTAATTCTTTTGATCGTGCTAAGTTTATTAACTGTATGTATGGATCTGGAGAATAAAATATACCCTCATAGTCTTCATCTTGTCGTGCACCTTCTAATTCTATTTGCATCTTCTCTGATAATTCTTTGTAATGTTTTGGTTGCATTACTTGGTTCTTGTTTATGCCCAATTGATTAAAACAAAATGAATGTAGAGTTTGAAAGTATGGCACATCATTGTAAGATAGTTTAAATTTATCTACTGCTCTTTGTTTACCTTCTTGTGCAGCGTTCTTACTAAATGTAAAATAACCAATCTTATCTGGTGGTGTGTTAGCTAAAAATTTTTCTATGTGTCCTAGTAATGTATGTGTTTTACCAGTGCCCGGTGGTCCATAAATTATGTGTCGCATTTTTCTCTCCCATATGTTTTATTTTTATGACAAGGCACACATAACAACTGTAAATGAGAATTATATAAATGATATTCTATCCAAGACTCTTTCATTCCAGTATTTATAAAATACCAAATATCTTCATGACTGTGTTTACTTACACTTTTTAATAAATATTCTTCATCATAATCATTTTCTTTTATAAAATTATTAAATAAAGTCATGAATGTAGGGTTTTTATGATCTACTTCTGCATCAAGTCCATGCACTTCAATTCCACACTTATTACAATTTGGTTTAACTTGTTCTCTAAATTGTTTTTTGTGTATCTCTACTGCTTTTCTAGCTGCTTGTTTTACTCTGTGCATTTTATCTCCATTCATCAACACGCCTGTTCCAAAACAAGTAAACATCCATTTTGCAGCTACGGGAATTTTTTGACCCATACCAGAACTCCAACACCAACCTTTTTCTTTGCATTCTTGACAATCAGTTAACTCATGAGGATCTTTTTGATGCACCCATAAACATATACCTCCTTGGCTATCATAACCAAAAGACCAATTTGAAACCCCTGGACCTATTTTTCTTTCATACCAATCCTCATCATTGCATAAAAAATAATCTTTAAATAACTTATCCATAGCGCTTTTAGTAATTGCTGTTGTTTCATCTAATGTTTTTCCTAAAGGAGTTTGATCTCTTAATAATCTAAAATGTTTATATGCGTCTTCTTTTTTTTTAAAATCTTTGCCTAATACATCTAGATATTTCATTAATAATTTTCTTTCTTAAATGTTTTTGGTTTGTATGTTTCTGTTTTTTTATCAAATCTAGCTACAACAAATACAGATAGTTTTGTTTTACCTACACGTTTAGTTGTACAGTTTAGATCATCTTTTAACATCTGCGATGTTCTTTGATATGGAACTCTCCAATGTTTTCTAGATAAATAATTATTAAAGAAGTTATCAAATACAAAATGATG